CCCCACGTTCGTTCTCGAAAAAATCCTCCACCATTAAATGCACACGGTACAACGTGTCGATTGCAAAAGACGAGGATTGGCTGTCGTCCCAGAGATACAACTTCCTGATCGTGGGATAGGAAATCCCGTCCCATTCAATACGCATCGTGTAGAAATGATTTGTGTCATGCATACGATCAAGAAATGCCTTGATCGAACCGCAACGACCAACAGCAATTTCTAACGCATGTTGGATTTCAGATATTTGTTTGTGGGGGTGTTCCATTTACACTTACTCCTATAATTATAATTATTTTTATAGCAGGTGTAAGGAAAAAGGCAAGCGGTTCGCGGCTCTTGGTCCTGTGTTTACCCTTATAACAGTTTTTTCTAGATTTTTACGACCACCGTTCAATCCCTTTCAAATTTAATGTAATCAGCGTAATAAGTGTAATCACCCATTGAAAACATTGCAAAAAACTGCCCTGAGAAGATTACACTTGATTACATTTATTACGTTTTCGCTGGAGAAACCCCCTATACTAGAGTTGCACTGGGTGCATGAGCCCCTTTGCAAACGCATAGCTCCACCTGTCTATTGAAAACTTTTTGCCCTTGGTTTAACTTGTGGTCAGAACACAACGAGGCAGACATGGCATCCCTTGAGAAGAAGATTGAACAACAACACGGTCGCCAACTGACCAACCGACAGAAGACGTTTGCTAGACACATTGTCGAGGGCATCTACTCGAATGCTGAGTGTGCAAGGAAAGCAGGGTATGTAGAAACAAAGGCCAAAGACTATGCCTCTGTTCTGCTTAATGGCAGAGACTACCCACATGTTCTGGAATATATACAGGAACTAAGAGAGGAACGAGAGCGGCGATATGGTGTGACAACTATTGGTCAGCTTGAGCGGCTGCATAAGTTATCCTTGGGTGCGGAAGACGCGGGGCAATTCTCTGCGGCAATCAACGCTGAAAAGATACGGTCTGCCTTGGGTGGTTTGACGGTTGACAGAAGGGAAAACATAAACACCATTGATCAGATGTCGCGGGATGAGATCACCGCTCGACTGGCTGCATTGCAGAAGCAATATCCTCAAGCGTTTGTGATCGAAGGTACAGCAAAGGATATTACACCGGATGAGCAAGGGACCAGAGGCGAACTTTTGGCAATCGATCAGGAACAACCTACCGAAGAATAGCTTTGCTACCCGCATTGAGAACAAGCACGGCGGCGGTGTGCCAGATGTCCACATGGTATGGGATGGCCTACCGTTTTGGATGGAATTGAAAGTAGCCAAATCGAGCGCAGTAAAAGTCTCGCCTCATCAAGTCGCTTGGAATATGGCATATTTTGTGCGCGGCGGTGCAAATTTTTTCTTAGTAAAGAGGGCCTTGGAGCGTGATCTATTTTTATTTCGGGGGGATGCGGGGCCCGACCTTGCGTCCTGCGGGCTGTCCTGCGGCCTTGGTACGCGGTTCACGGACCCTGCGGCCTTGTTCGAGGGCCTGCGGCCCGAGCTAGAGCGTATCCTGCGCCCTGCGCCCTAGCCCTGCGCCCTGCGCCCTAGCCCTGCGGCCCTGCGCCCTTGTTTGTTTATTGTATCCGGTCATGTGCCGTGGAACAAGGGCCATGTGCCAGGGGGAAAGTTTCTGTCATAAACTTTCCCTTGACATGGACAAGGGGCCAATGGCCCCTGGTCTTTAGTGTTCTACTATTGCGATTGATTTTGCGTTGCTGGATCCCTTGCAAAGTTTACATGCGGTACACTGGACGCGGCGTCCTGCCTCTTTTGACGCGGGGCATAGGGCCTCGTTCGCGCGGTCCAGCTGTCCAAGATCCGCGATTACGCGGAATGTGCGGCGGCCCGCTTTCCAATGTGCGATTGCTTCCGCGTGTGAGTCTGCGCTTTGCATTGCGATTTCTGGTCGCCAAGGTTTTTGGTGTGTGTAGGCTGTCCAAGTATCGCACTCGGACAGCAAATCGTCCCAAACTTCGGACGGTACGGCAGCGGGGTCGCCGTATGTACCGACGCGGACAAAGCGACCGCGGCCCATGTCTTTTATTTGATTGATCTTGAACCCGTCGCCCTCTACCACTAGCGCCTCTTTATAAACGCCGCGCTTGTATGCTTTAAAGACAATTAAGACACCTTGCCCAAGATTAACGTAGCACTTGCGGCCCTTGGCAATCTTGCGCTTGGGATCCGTTGTAACTTCCCCGCGCATGGGACAAGATCCGCAAATTGAAAAGTCCGCGCCCGTCTTGCTGGCTTCGAGCGGGTTAATATCCGCGCGCAAGATGTAGGTTTGCACGACGTGTCCAGTCTTTTTGTTACGGTTTGAATAAGTCGCGATAACGACTATTGGCTTACCATCCAAGAGGCTTGGCCCGTTGTAGATGATTGCATGTTGCATGTTCATTCCTTTCTAATTGAACACTGACAGAGTATAAAACTTCCAAGCTAGATACAAGTAAAAAGTTTTATAAGCTTGCGGCCCTGCGCCCTGCGGGCTCTCTTTTCCTGCGGGCTTGCGGCCCTGCGCCCTGCGGGTTTTCTTTTTTCTATTGTCCAGGGGACAAGGAAAAGGGGCCTTGCGGCCCCTCTTTTACGGTGCGGTGATAACTTCCTGGTCGATAAGTTCCTGGGCCATGCGCCCGAAGGATCCTTGCAGCGCCCAGGCTAGGCCGGTGTCGACCAGGTATTGCCAGGCTTCGATTTGGGTTTCCTGATCCGCGTCTAGTGCGCCTTCGGCAATTAGCGTTGCGTTGATGGGTGTCATTTCAATCATAAAAAATCGGGGGATCTTTCGATCCCCCGCCTCCTATTATGTGCGCTCTAACATGTTTTGAAACTCGCGCCGCGCTTCCTCGGCAGCTTCGCGGCGTAACTCTTTTAGCTTGCGTAAAAGATCTGTGGCTTTCCAATTATTAGAACCGCCCTCTTCGTTAGCCACGTTTTGCAGCACGTCGATCAGCTGCGCGACGTCTCCCAGTTTGATGTCAACTAGGATTTCAAGAGTTTCTTCTTTAACGTAAGATTTTTTCATAGCGCTTTCCTTTATTGCTAGAATCGAGGCACCATTGCCTCTGACACCTTGGTAGCATGGATGTGCCAAGTAGTCCACAATTAATTACAAGTAGCACACAACTAATTAGGGTAGGTCATCGCTATACTTTCGGGTAGCCTGCGGCCTGGCTCAGATCCTGCGGGCCTGCGGCCCGCAGGGCCTTGCGCCCTTGACAAAAAACCCTGCGGGCTTGCGCCCGCAGGGGAAAGGAAAGACAGCCCATTATCCCAAGGGCCAGGGGATTTCGATTACTTGCCGCAACAAGGGCATTTGTCTTTCTTCAATGTGTTTAACCTGGTGGTGATCGATGTGGTGGTACGTCTGATGCACCATGCCAGGCAGTGGATAACGTCGCCTCGTTTCCCTGTGCCTTCGTACTTGTTCATGAATGACAGCATCAGGTTATCTTCTTTCTCTTCCCAAGGTAGTGACATCCTGTTCCAAAATCTTTGAGCATACGCTGGATGATCCCATTGGTTCAGTCTTGCCTTGCGAACCATGTCGCGCCCGTCGTTGAGGGCGCGTTTGAACTCATCGTCATAGATCCAGCGGCTATCTACTACAGGCTCTCCATTGCTGTAGTATTCGCCTGTTTTCCATACATGATGATCTATTTTCATGTCGTTACTCCTAGTAAAATGAACAGCATCGCAAACAATGCGACGCAGCCCAGTACATCCTCGAGTACCGTGGTCTGACGACCACGGCACCATTTAATTAATGTCTCGATAGCGTGAAACATCAGAGCATTGCCTTTAGCTCTTTCTTGATCTCACGCGCCTTGTCGCCGCGCCATGTTCCGGCGTTCGCCAGAAAGTAACTCACTACTGATCTACCGCTATCATAGATGTAATTGTCATCGATGCTGTTGAGCGAGTGCATTGCCTCAAGGTAAGGTACCGCGCCAAAGTAAACTTTGTTCCAGTCTGCGCTGATCTCTTTCGCGATTGTGCTTATTGGTCTAGTCATGTTCTTTCCTTTCTTATTGAACAAGTAGAGTATACCCCGCTTGTGGGCGGGGTACAAGTGTTTTTATCGCATCATAGCATCAGCAGCGTATCTTAGGCGACGGTCGATATCCGCTTTGAATTTTGCTTTGGTGAGCGTTGATGCATTGGTATGTAGACCGATATGATCTTTCACGTCTTCGGGTGTTATTGGTCGACGTTTCCCGTTTTGGTTTAACCATGTCCCGTGAATAGTCTCGATCATATAGCAGCGGGTGTAGAACTCTTTCCAATTGTCTTCGGTGATTTCGTTCATTGCCACTGACATGGTGCCCCAGATTAGAGCGTTAGTGATGGGCCAAACAGCGTCATCTTTATAGTCTGCTGCCACTTTGGTTAGATCATAATTTAAAGCCATCGTCTTTCCTTTCTAGTTGATGGGTGGGGACCGAAGCCCCCAGTTGATTAATCGGCAAGTATGGTGAAACGTTTGGTCGCTGTGTTCTTGCAATAGTTTTTCCAAGAACGGGGTTTGTTTTCTTTCCACCATTGCAGGTTCGGAACCGTGGTGCGGATGCTGACTGACCAGATGGCCCAGCCATTGGTTACTGCGTCGAGACGCAGCTGATCACGCTTGCCTTGAAGTTCTTTGATCTGGGCCTCGATGTCCGCGATCTGACCTAATGTTTCATATTTAGTCATTGTCTTTCCTTTCTGGTTAAACTGTAACGCTTGTTACAAGTAACAAGGTAAGTATATTTTTTAGATAGTCAATAGGTAAAATGCAATTAATTACAAGTTTTATAAATTATTTTCCAGATAATGACAGCAGCTGACCGCTGCAATGCAGCAAGGTTTGGGGGTTACTCCGCCGCATCGCAGCATAGCAAATGCTGATCGTCGACCCCCCATCCCCCCCTTTGGCGGGTGCGTCGCGCATGTGCGCGTCTATATTATTGGTTTCATAAATTCATTCGGGGGTAATTTCATTGGACTTGTAGGTAAAACACAAGTCACTTTTCCCTCCCTAAAAATCTGGTATGTATTTTCATTTGGGATTCGTGTATCGTGGACCGAGAGCCTAGAGTTTTGGTGAGGTTATTGTGGCGGACTTAATTCAGAATCCGATGTTTGATATTGGTTTTCTTCCTGGTGAGAAGGAGCTTAGGACGAAGGGTCAGCAGTTTTTAAATTTGTTGGGAGCGGTTGATCCTGTGCAGGGGATTCATCGTGGCATGGCTGCGAGTGGACGGGCGTTTGATTCTGATTTACCGCCGGAGGAGAGGAAGGCTGCTGCTATTGAGGCGACGGTTGAGACGTTAGTTCCTGTTGGGATGATGGGTATTGGGGCGTTAGCGGGGCAACCAGCGAAGGCTGCATTATTGGATATATTGACGTTGACGGGTGCTCCGAGTTCCATGGCCCGTGAACCTGGATCTTTGGTTAAGGGTCGGAATGCGCCGAGGGGAGGACCTGAAGATCCGAGTCGTCGTAAGTTCATGGCTGGTGTGGCGAGTTTGCCTGTTGCTGCTTCAGTTGTGCCTGACATTTTGTCGGAGTTGGGGACTAGGGGAGCGAAGGTTGCGGCTAGGGTGTCTACGAATGCGTTGGACAGTGCGGCGGCGAACATGGACGCGTTGAAGCAGATGATTTTGGATTTGGAGATTAGGCGGGATGACGCGGTGTTTTCGGACATTGATGACTTTGGAAAACCGATAAGGGACATGACTTCGTCTGAGGCTGATAAGTTCAATCAGAATGTTGCTCAGTATGACCAGTCTATTAAGGACATTGATACTGAGATAGACATCAGTGAGTTTGAGTTGCGGGATCAGATGAATGAGATGTTTGATTTTATCATTGATGATCCGGACATTTTGAAGGGTGCTGCTGACGATACGCTGGAGACATTGGCGAAGGAGTTTTATGACAACTCCAAGCAGATTATTTCTGGGGGCCAGATCCAGTCGCTTCCAGCGGATGCGCGGATGCCGTATGAGGAGTTGGCGAAGGAGATACGTCGTCGTGGGTTGGATTCGAAGAAGGTTGAAAGTGGTTTCAATCGTGGGATGAATCAGTATTCGTATTCTAAGACGTTTGCTGCGGATATTTTAGATCCGAAGCAAGATGCGTGGTCCGAGATTAGTGCGGCTGATAAGACTGTTACTCGGTACGAGAAAGGGGGTTCAGTAATGTCGGATAGGGAAGCATCTGAGCAGATGGGGGACATTGAGTACGAGGTTGATATGCAGTCGTACTTGCATGAT